TCAGGCAACAACAAGTTCATCGTTTGCGACCTGCATTGTTGTGCGTTCATTTTCAATTGCCAGAGATTCCCTATATTCCTTGGCATCGGCAAACATAGTCCAATGCGCATCGATATTCATATTGGATACAGTGGATTTAATATCTTTAATGCCGACTTTGAAAAATTCTTTCCGAGAATTAACCTTGTTAACTTGTTTTTCATTAAACACTTTATGTAAGTGATTCTCTAATGATGGTGCATCATCACTATAGATCATTGCATGAACATCGAAGGCGAATGGAACACTGGCATCACCAAGTTCACGAACTCGGTCTAAAGGTTCAAGGCGACGCGTCATCCCTATTTTGTATACATCCTCACCAAACGAACCTATATTACTAATAACATAAACATGACCTGAGCGTGTTTGCTGTGCCATCGAAATGGCTCGTTGGTTTTTGGCCTCAGCCTCTTCAAATTTAATTTGTAATTCAGCCAGTTTCTGCTCAAGAGCGAGTCGTTGCTCTTCACCTGCAAGCATCAGTTCTTTAGTCGCCTTGTCTATAGCTTGCTGAATTGTTTTCTCTTCTTTCTCGGCTTCTTTTATCGCTCTTTCATATTCTCGACGTGCTTTTTCTTCTTCACGCAACTGCTCTTTGATGCGCCTTTGTTCTTCTTTTTCTTCGAGCATGATTTCATTAACTGCAACGCCCCATTTCAGTTCGTTGAGTCGGGCCTGTAAGTATATATCAGTGATCTTCGCCGACCTAAAAGCTGAGCCGTTATAATTCACAAGCTGGAATGCATCTTTAATTTCTTGGGAAAGTTTACCGTAATTGTTATGTTTGATTTTAGAAAGTGTACTATCAACTTTTCCATTGAACGCATCTAATATAAATTTTATTGCAGTGTTACGTCTATTAGGTTCGACATAATCACAACTTGCCGCTTTGCTCGTGTTGATTAGAGATTTTGTTAACTCTCTGGCTTTCTGGAGTTCTCTGCCTGCATCAGTAAATTCATAATTCTCTGCAAGTTCATCCAGAACGCTTCGGTTTGGAACAATCCATTCATCACCGTACCCTTCAATTTTATTTTTCATTGATTTGGCTACAGCTTGGTAGGTTTCTGCAAATTCTTTCGCTTCATATGCAGAGCCGGCGATTTCTTTTGCTCTGCTCTCTGCATCAGCGACTATTTTTATTGCATTATCATTAGCATTGGAGATTAGCTCATCGGCCCTACTATTGGCGTTATCCAATCGTTCCTTGGCTTTTGAACGTGCATCGCGAGCATCTTTAGTTATCACAACTGCTTCGTTGTTGGCATTACTTATCGTTAGTCGGGCTTGATTATTTGCTTCTAAAACGATTCTGGAGGCTTTAAGTTGTGCTTCATTCACTGTGCTGTTAGCAGTCGAGTCTGCTGTTTTTATCGTCTTTTGTGCATCCAGAACCGCACTGTGCAGTTCTTCATATTGCCACAAAGGAGCAGCCCTGCCTTCCAACTCAGAGTGCTCTCGTATAGCGTTTGCTAATTGTTCTTGGCTTTCATTCAATGCATTCGAAAGAGCTATTTTGCGATCATTAAGTGCCCCGATCTCGATCTTATGTTGTTTGCTCTTCTTGAGCATAATGACACCCAGGATGGGAGCGAGTAAGGCCAACAGCAAAACTACAACAAGAAACAAATTCATTTCTAAATCCTTTTACTGAATCAGTGTGAAATTGTTGTGCTTCTTATACATGCAATAATTTCTATATCTAAGAAAGCACAATCAAAACTATTTTCTGCAGTAGAGATTTTAATCATGCCTTACGGCAGTCTTGTAATCAGTCTAACGGAATAGGTTACATCAATATTGATCAACCAGTGCCCATCTAACACTTCGGTGAATTTTCATTCACAGATGTTGTGGTACGGCCATTACGAACAACACTCGGGGATGAAAGATTGGTAGTAAGAAATGATAAATCAAAAACGCAAAAACTATCGTCAACCATTTTGCCAGCAGTGAAAGTAAACTGCACCAGTTCTTCAGTAGTCGCTGTTTTCAAGCTTTGCTTAAGATTCTGCCTAGTAGTTAACAAATTGATAGACATACCAGTTTCGAGGGCGCACTGGATAATCCAATCGGCAGGATACGTGTCCCGCAGATACCTGTTAGCCACTGCAATTGGTGAGCTGTGATGCACGGCCGCGCAATAGGTGCGAGTCGGCCCATCAAAACTCACTGGCGGCTCGTACCAGCGGTCCATCTGCACGCACTCCACGTAATCCAGCAGCTCGCGGCGTTCCAGTACCGAAATCGGATCGCCGAAGCTGAATGCTTATGCTGATGCGCCGCTGGACCAATACTCCTTTGCCTGCTGGCATTATTCGACTGCGGGAACGTCTGGCCCTCGCCGGAGGTGCAGCTTACCGTGAGTCGTTGTCCCAGAGTGACGCTGCGCCGCCTGGAAAGGTCAGCGTCGCGCAGTAACGGCGATCTGCATGCGGTGCTGGATGAAACGGAGACCGCCTGGGCGGCGTGTGCTGACAAAGTGGACTCGATATTGCGTGTCAGGAGCGAGACAGTGAACAAGCCGCAGTCTTTACGCAGCGCCCTGAATAAGGCGGTGCCGTATGTCCGCAATAACCCGGACAAACTGCACCTGTTTGAGGATAACGGCTCACTGGTGGCAACCGGGGCCAGCTCCATGTCATGGGAGTACCGCTACACCCTGAACGTGGTGATCGAGGATTTCAGCGGGGACCAGAATCTGCTGATGGCTCCCGTTCTGCTTTGGCTGACTGCCAATCAGCCGGATGCAATCAATAACCCTGAGCTGCGCGAAAGGCTGTTTACCTTTGACGTGGATATTTTGCGCAATGATGTGTGCGATATCAGCCTGAACCTGCAGCTGACGGAGCGCGTACTGGTCAGCGCCGACGGGGGCGTGTCGAGCGTTGAGGCGGTGCCAGAACCGGACGTATCGGAAGAAATGTGGACGGTGAAGCATGGGTGATCTGCAGAGGGTTGATGACTGGCTGGCGGCGTTGCTGGCAAATCTGGAGCCTGCCGCACGCAGCCGCATGATGCGTCAGCTGGCGCAGGAATTGCGCCGCAGTCAGCAGCAGAATATCAGGCTGCAGCGAAACCCGGACGGGAGCGGCTACGAGCCGCGCCGGGTAACGGCCCGCAGCAAGAAGGGGCGCATCAAGCGCCAGATGTTTGCAAAACTTCGCACCACAAAAGACCTGAAAACCGCTGCCAGTGCGGATTCTGCCAGTGTGCAGTTTGCCGGACAGGTACAGCGGATTGCGCGGGTACATCATTACGGCTTACGTGATCGTGTAAGCCGGAAGGGACCTGAGGTGCGATATGCTGAACGAGGATTGTTGGGAGTAAACAGGAAAATAGAAGACATGACAAAAAATATATTGTTATCATGATTGGGATAACGATGCGACAGCGCCGCATCGTTGATTTATTAGTCCATAAATGGTTCGAGTATTATACTTAATTCATCATCTTCCATAATAATCCATCTACAAAATGAAGAATAGGCTGCCTCTCGTCTAATTAACATTTTCATCTTTTCAATTGATAATTCTTTTTGCTGTAGAGGTGTATCTTCCTCATAATATTCATTAATGTTTTTTATGAGTTTTTGTGTTGCTTTTGTTATTTGGGAACGAAGCGCAGCAGAGGTTAATCTTTTACTGATTGTATGGTCGCTGTTATATACTTTATCAAGAAGTTCAGCTGTTATTTTCGTTTTCTCATCATCAAACAAGGCTTTGACAGTAACCTTTTTGGGGCGAGAAGAAAATCCAGGAAGAAGTTTTATACGATCCCATACTTTTTCTTTGCAACAATCTAATAAGTTATCGTATTTTGATAATTTTATATTGTTGCAGCGAGAGCAGGATAAATATAAATTATCCCAGTCGTAAGTTCTTTTATTATCATTACCTTTAGGTTTGAAGTGTTCAATATTAATATCTAAAGGTGATTTTGTCTCACAAATATAGCATTTACTGAAAAAGCATGACTGTAGCGCATCATGTACATCTGCGCCATCGTAATTCACCATTTTCGATAAAGATATCGGTGCAGGATATGTCCTATTAACCTTGAACATTATTTCTCCTGTGGATTTTCTTTTTTGTATTTAAGAATTTGCATTTTAGCAAAATCTACAAATGCACTTGCATCGCTATCCATGGACTCCTCTAGTGAGGCTAGCGATGTTATTAATTGATCCGCATGTTTTATATTGTCATTATTTATATTGTTGATAATGTCTTCTATTTCTTCGAGTTTATCAGAAAGTACTTTAGATATCGGATCTACGCCGAATAATTCTTTAAGTATTATACTGTAGGAATATGAAGATACATCAATAATCTGCTGATTGCTTGATAAGTCATAAATAATTGCATCAGTCACTGATGCTACTACAAAGGGTGAGTGAGTTGTAACGATAAATTGTATTTTTGGAAATGCAGTTGTAAAAAAACGAAAGATTTGTTTTTGTAATGAAACGTGTAAATGCGCATCAATTTCATCTATGAAGATTATACCCTCAATGCTATTAGGCGTTAAATCCCACATTTCTACACGCATTATTAAATCAGCGTAGATTCTTAATATGGAGGAATAACCAGAGGAAAGTGTCTGAAAGGTAAATTTATCTTTACCATTTTGGAATATAAAAAACTTGCCTTCATCACTGTCAAATTTTAAACATAAGCTGTCATCTTCAAAAAGCCCACGCATATCATACTCTATCTTGTCAAACCACTTCTGAATATTCTCAGATTTGATAAGATCTTTATCAAAAGACATTGCATAGCTCTGAGTGGTTTTAAGACTGACGAGATAGTTTTCAAAAATATTATCGCCGTCCTGTTCGTTGTGAAAATGAGCATTATCTCTTTTCAAGGATGACAATCTAGGGACGGAATCCGGAGGCGAAATTGTGGCCTCACGCAGCGCTTTATGAAAGCGAAGTAAAGAGCGTGTGTCATTATGCTCTTTGGATATCGTTTGAATTCTGAAGTTTGTTAATTGTTGAATTCTATTCTCAACCGCACTTGCTTGTTGTGAGTGATATTGGTAACCCCCACTATCTCTTCCGCCCTGTTTAATTTGTTGTTGGTGATGGCGAAGCATTTGATTTAGATGATCTAAATTATTATTATTTTGATCGCTAATGCCATCTTTTAGAAAATTATATATGGAGGTTATGAAACTGGTTTTACCACTTCCATTTCCACCAGTAATTATTAAATTTTTCCCATCAAGAAGTAACTCAGCCTTTTTTTCTGTATATGGGATCGGAATAGATATTTCGTTAATAGCTGTAAGCATAAATCCTCTTGTGTCATCACTGAAACAATGCCGTAGCCGATAAATATAAACTGAAAAGAAATATAGTTCATCAAAAAGGGGAGCCGATGAACGCACAACTTACCGAAATCATGCGCCTTATCACCAACCTGATCCGCACCGGGACCGTGACTGAAGTAGACCGGGAGAACTGGCTGTGCCGGGTGAAGGTCGGTGAGCTTGAAACTAACTGGATTAACTGGCTGACACTCCGTGCCGGAGGCGGTCGCACCTGGTGGTGTCCGTCCCCGGATGAACAAGTGGTGGTGCTGAGCCTGGGCGGCAATCTGGAACCCGCAGGATATTGCGCGCGAAGTTGCCCGCCAGCTCGACGAGCGCGAACGCCGCACCCGCGCGAAGGCGCGCAGCAATTACAGTGACCAGGGGGGATATGAATCATGATGATGGTGCTGGGGCTACACGTTTTCATGCTGCGCACGGTGCCTTATCAGGAACTTCAGTATCAGCGCAACTGGCGGCACGCGGTGAACAGCCGCATCAATCGCCGTCCGTCAACGCAGTTTCTTGGCCCGGATAACGATTCGCTGACGCTTTCCGGTGTCCTGCTGCCGGAAATTACCGGCGGCAGGCTGTCACTGCTGGCGCTGGAGCAGATGGCAGAACAGGGCAAGGCATGGCCGCTGATTGAGGGGAGCGGGACTATTTATGGCATGTTCGTGATCGAGAACCTGAACCAGACAAAGACGGAGTTTTTCGAAAGCGGGATGGCGCGGCGGATTGAGTTCACGCTGACGCTCAAACGGGTGGATGAATCGCTGTCCAATATGTTCGGTAGCCTGAGTGACCAGCTCAGTAACCTGAAAGACTCTGTATCGTCCGCGATAGGGAATATTACTAATACGGTTGGAGGACTGCTGCAGTGAATTTCAATTATGAACTCCTCAGCCTGTACGGCAAAAGTCCGGCCTTTAACATCGTCATCGAAGGTAAGGACGTAACAACAACACTGGACAAGCGCCTGATGAGCGTGACGCTCACCGATAACCGGGGCTTTGAAGCGGACCAGCTTGATCTGGAACTGGATGACGCGGACGGGCAGATTGTCCTGCCGCGTCGTGGTGCGGTTATTCAATTTGCGCTGGGGTGGGAAGGCCAGCCGCTTTTCCCTAAAGGGGCGTTTACCGTCGATGAAATTGAGCACAGCGGGGCACCTGATCGCCTCACGATTCGCGCCCGCAGTGCTGATTTCCGGGCAACCCTGAATATCCGCCGTGAAAAGTCATGGCATCAGACAACCGTGGGGGACGTTATCAGGGAAATCGCCACCCGCCATAATCTCAAAATAGCATTAGGGCAGGACCTGTCAGGCCTGTCGCTGGATCACTTGGACCAGACGAACGAAAGCGACGCGAGCTTTATGATGAAACTGGCGCGCCAGTACGGTGCTATAGCGTCAGTCAAAAGCGGCAACCTGTTATTTATCCGGCAGGGGCAGGGGAGAACGGCAAGCGGAAAGCCGCTGCTTGTTGTAACCATCACGCGAAAGGAGGGTGACGGCCACCGTTTTACCCTGACAGATCGTGGCGCTTATACCGGCGTCATTGCCAGCTGGCTGCACACCCGGGAACAAAGAAAAAGGAGACGACGAAAGTTAAGCGCCGCCGCAGGAAGACCACGAAACCAAAGGAGCCGGAGGCGAAATCGGGGGATTACCTGGTGGGGACGGATGAAAATGTGCTGGTACTCAACCGGACCTATGCAAACAGGGCTAATGCTGAACGGGCTGCAAAAATGCAGTGGGAACGCCTGCAGCGCGGAGTAGCTTCGTTTTCCCTGCAGCTCGCAGAAGGTCGGGCAGATCTTTATACGGAAATCCCGTTGAAGGTGAGCGGCTTCAAGCAGCCCATTGACGATGCACAGTGGACTATCACCACACTGACACATACGGTCAGCCCAGATAACGGATTTACGACCAGTCTGGATCTCGAAGTGAAATTTGATGAGTTCGAAATTGAATGATTAGTTCCAAATTGAGAACAATAATGTATCATTATTGCGAAATGGTTAAGAGTGAGGGCTGAACCAAATGATGAATTGTCCGATGTGCGGCCAGGCCGCGCATACACGCAGTAGCTTTCAGGTTTCCAGTGAAACCAAAGAACGATACAACCAGTGCACTAACATTGAGTGCGGGCATACGTTCGTGACGCATGAAACGTTTGTCCGCTCGGTGCGCCGTCCGCAAAAGATCAGCGCCGCACCACCTCATCCGAAAGGAATGCAGGAACAATTAGCTTACTGATACTGACCCGCCGCTGGCGGGTTTTTTATTGCTTGTTGTCGCCATAGCAAAAGCGCTGCCGCCACTTTGTCGCCATGTATAGGAAAGTGTTTATGTAAGTCGTTGATTTGATGAAGGATGAATTTCAGGCAACAAAAAACCCATCAACCTTGAACCAAAACGGCGGGGTTGATGGGCTCCACAAATTGGGGACATCAAAGAAAAGCAGTGGCAATAGTTATGACTGACATCTGACAGAAAAGTTCTGCACTTAGCGAAATTTTTTCGCCGTTGCGCAAATTTCTCCCTTACCCCAGCCCCGGCCAGATGATGATGATCAAGGTCCCCGCCAGGGTTAACAGCACGTTAGCGATGGCATAGGTGCCGGCATAGCCCAGCGCCGGGATGTTGCTGCGTGCGGTATCGCTGATGATTTCCATCGCAGGGGCACAGGTACGCGCCCCCATCATCGCGCCAAACAGCATGGCGCGGTTCATGCGCAGCACGTAGGCACCGAAGAGGAAACAGATCACCACCGGTACCAGGCTGACGATCAACCCGGCCACCAGCATCTGCCAGCCCACCGCGCCCAGGCTGTGACCAATGCCGCTGCCCGCGCTTAAACCGACGCCCGCCATGAACACCATCAGGCCAAACTCTTTCACCATGTTCAGCGCGCCCTGAGGGATGTAGCCGAAGGTGGGGTGGTTGGCTCGCAGGAAGCCGAGCATGATCCCGGCGAACAGCAGGCCCGCCGCGTTACCAATGCCGAAGCTAAAGTTGCTGAACTGGAAGGTGATCATCCCAATCATCAGGCCAACGATAAAGAAGGCGCAGAACGCCAGCAGATCGGTCACCTGGCTGTGAATGGAGATAAAGCCGATGCGGTCAGCGACGGTTTTCACGCGGCGCGTGTCGCCGCTCACCTGCAACACATCGCCCTTGTTCAGCACGATGTTGTCATCGATTGGCATCTCAATCTGGCTGCGGATCACCCGGTTGAGGAAGCAACCGTGGTCGGTCAGCTTGAGCTGTGCCAGACGGCGGCCAACGGCATTGTGGTTTTTGACCACAATCTCTTCGGTGACGATGCGCATGTCGAGCAGGTCGCGGTCGAACACCTCTTTGCCGTTGCGGAAGCTCGGATCGAGACGGGCGTGCGCATCCGGGTAACCCACCAACGCGATGTCATCGCCCATCTGCAGCACCGCATCGCCGTCCGGGTTGGCCAGAATGCCGTTACGGCGAATACGTTCGATATAGCAGCCCGTCTGGCGATAGATGCCCAGCTCGCGCAGATTTTTACCGTCAGCCCAGGCCACCAGCTCCGGGCCGACACGGTAGGCGCGGATCACCGGAAGATAAACTTTGCGTTTGATGTCAGTGTCCAGACCGCGCTCGCGGGCGATTTGCTGGGCGCTGGTCTGCAGATCCTGATGCTGCAATTTCGGTAAATAGCGCGCGCCCACAATCAGGCTCACCAGACCGATCAGATAGGTCAGAGCATAGCCAAGGCTCAGGTGATCCAGCGCCAGTGACAGCTGGGCGTTATCCAGCCCAAGATGGCGCAGCGTATCCCCGGCACCGACCAGCACCGGCGTGGAGGTCATCGACCCGGCCAGCATGCCCGCCGTCAGGCCAATATCCCAGCCAAAGAGCTTGCCTAAACCCAGCGCGATTAACAGGGCACTGCCAACCATCACCAGCGCCAGCATCAGGTAATTTTTACCGTCGCGGAAGAAAATAGAAAAAAAGTTGGGACCAGCTTCGACGCCGACACAAAAAATAAACAGCATAAAGCCCAGATTCAGGGCATCGGTGTTAATACTGAAATGCTGCTGGCCTAATAATAATGAAACGACTAAAACGCCAATAGAATTACCGAGTTGGATTGACCCAAGACGTAATTTCCCCAGGCAAAGACCTAAAGCCAGTACCACAAATAATAACAGGATGTAATTCCCATTTAACAATTCTGCGACGTTTATGTTCACGGAGGATAACTTTTCGTTTACCAGTAAGTGGTTGAAGGGGTGGGATATTTAGGCTACTGTTTGCGCTGTAATAACAGGAGTTAAGACACTCCTGATCGCATATCATAATATATCCCACAAAGTAATATCAAACTATTAGTGAATTTTTAACAGATATCACCCAATGATAGCAGTGACGTTAAGACCCGGTGATTTTGGCAAGGAAGGCCGGGTGACTCAACTAATTGGCGTCCATCGGACGAAAAAGTATTTGCCCGCAATGGCAGGGGGATAGATTGAATATTAAACGTAACTGGTTTGGCGTGGCTTGCTGCTTTTTACTGTTTACCGCAGTTTGCATCTGTCTGATGTACCAGGTGAGGGGGGCGTTTATTTCTTCGGGGTATCCTGGTCTGGGGCTACTTTTCTTCATCTTACCCGGTATCGCTGCTGGCTTCTTCTCCCGTGGTGGAGAGGTAATCAGGCCGCTGATGGGGGCGATACTCGCCGCGCCGGTCTGTCTGGTGGTGATGCGGATGATCTTTATTTCGTCACGAAGCATCCTGCAGGAACTGGCCTGGCTGCTGAGCGGCGTTTTCTGGTGTGCGTTAGGGGCGTTGTTCTTTCTGTTTGTGCGCCGGGCGCTGAAGAACCGCCGCGTGAGAGTAAAAACGCCCTCAGAGTGA